TGCTGCACGGCATTAGTAGAATCTGTCAGAGTGAACATGTTAGTCAATCCGGCCAGCGCGGTCTGCTGGCTAGCATTAGTGGTTTCAGCATTAACGATCCTATTAGAAATAGAAGTAATGTTTGCCACCGATCCGGCGTTAGTGGTTTCAGCTGTCACTACCCTATTAGAAATAGAAGTAATGTTTGCCACCGATCCGGCGTTAGTGGTTTCAGCTGTCACCACCCTATTAGAAATAGAAGTAATGTTTGCCACCGATCCGGCGTTAGTGGTTTCAGCTGTCACTACCCTATTAGAAATAGAAGTAATGTTTGCCACTGATCCGGCATTGGTAGATTCGGTAAGCACTACCCGGTTAGTCAATCCGGCCAGTGCCGTCTGCTGCACGGCATTGGTAATCTCAGCCTGAACGATGCTATTCGAAGCCGCGCCTAGGCTTACGGCCAAGGCATTCGAAGCCGCGTTTAAGCTTGTGATGAATTGTATCCATAGTAAATTTGTTGAACTAAGCAAGTACGAATCGGATTCCGCAGTAGAATATAGTCCGAGTGAAATTCGAACTAGTTCTGGATTAGTGCTGGTTGTCCAGGGCGTAGCACGAACAGGTAATAGCGCGGCGCCTTGAACAATGCAATTGCAGCCCAGAACAATTAAAAGAATGATGGACCAGATAATAATTAGTGATTTCATAATTGAACGAAAGCTTGCCATCCAGCTGTAGAATTTCCACTTATCTTAAACCATAGAGTATTCGTATCCAAATCTACATATGAATATCCAGGAAGACCCGTTACGAGACCTTCTGGAGAACCATGGCCCGATGCACGATATGGGTAATTTGGAACTCCTCCAATCGGATCGGTCGCGGCGGGCGTGAATTCAATTTGCCCCTCCCTAAGTCGAGTGCAAGTCGCAGAAATTGTATTATACATTTCGACGTCATACACGTACCTTCCCGCCTTGATATTTCGCGTAACATCGGACGTCAGCGCAATTGAAATATGACCATCTGAAGCAGAGGTGACCGTGCAAATAAAATCCGTCAGATTGGTCGATTGATAGCTCTTTCGAAATTGCGCTCGAAAGAGTTGGCCAGTCACATCTAGAGGAAGTCCATTGGAATCCTTCAGATCGATAGTATTGGCATATGAAGAACCTTGATCGACCGTTAAGTTGGCAATGATGGCCATAGGATTAACTATAGGTTATCGTGAAGTTGTCTTCTAAAAGCTCTAGAGGATTATCGTAATCCGCGGCGTAATATGTTACTGCCGGCCGGCCGACAGTCTCGACCAATTTCCTTTGTAACAACCGAACCGCATGTTTTCCGCTAGCGGCCCGCGCGGCGTTAATAACTAGAATTATCTTTCCACTCCATCCAACATTACCGCCTCGGTCGATCTCTCTCTTACCTGCTTTGTACGAATAGGTATGAGTTGCTATCCGACCATCTATCAAGGCAAATTGAACAATAAATTTATCGTCGTTCAACGGAACATCCTCGATAACCTGATTTCGACTCTCAAGGTATGCACCACCTATGTGCCAGTTATCATGCGATGTGCCGCCTGCGAAAAAGAAAGTAGCAATTTGAGCAGGTTCAATAATTAGTTTTTCGTTTTTACTAATAATCGCACGATTCCCGATCGAATTTCCACTGGAGCTTTGGAGATAATAATTCTCCGTCGCGTTATATTCGAGCGAATATTGCGCAGGACTTACGGCATTTACTGCAAAAAAGTAACCCGGAATCATTGCGTAATCTGGATGGTAGCCGCGGAGATAGGTCTCGAGATGGGAGTCCAAAGGACCAAAACGATTGTACATATAACTGTCATTGTCAGTTGCTTGTGTTCGAAGGTTTTCGGCGTGAGTTTCACCTCCAACGCTGAAATTGAATTTAATGGATTTAATGTACGCATATCAAATGCCAGTCCTCGCCGCCGAGTCTAGTCTAGTATTGAGATCCGTAGCCAGATTATTGATCTTCTGTCTCTGAATTTCGAATGTATCCGATTGCAATACCGGAATGCTTGGCTTTGATGTAATGAGTGGCATAGATTAAAATTGTGTTATGATTGTCAATGCTTCGCTCTGACCTGGATACTGAGTCATTGGAATTCGATTTTGCACGTAGATGACTTGACCTGTTCCACCCACGTATTCTTCCGATGCTGTCACTGCCGTTATAGACAGATTGGAGTAAGTTGTCGGTGCAGCGTAAAACGTCGATTTCGGCCAGATTGCATATCCAGATCCAGTAGAAAATGGAATAGGTGTAATCGACTCTCCATTCGAACCAAATCTAGAGGAATTCTGATGGTAATATACGACAGCTGTATTTGCCGAAGCATTAACGTGATCGATCCATCCACGTGCACGATAACCGGCCGCCGAAGTGGAAGTGAGCTCAATGACATCTCCAACCGCTGGAAGTCCTTCTCCCGACCCCGTTGATATGGTCAAGGATTTCAAGCATCGAAATGTAATCGCCGAACCCGACGATGATGTAAAGACTACGGGATTTCTAATCAGGCTAATCTGACGAATCTGATCCTGAGCAGGAACATCCATAGTTCCTGGATAGGTGGAATCATAATCGAATTTACCGTAGAATCCAGCATACCAGCATGGAAGATTGTCCGTCAAATCATATCCAAATCCATTGCGCGGAGCAATTCGTGGAAGGATAGTGGCCGGCGAAGTTCCCTGTCCCGACGTGAAACGTACGACACCAGTAGTATATGACGATCCGGCCGCAGTCATCGTTACACTGAGAATCGCACCTTGACTACTCGTGCTAGTTACAGTTCCAGCTGCGCCAGAGCCATCTCCGTCAACTACGAATGTAGATGTTGTTGTATAGCCGAGTCCTCCACCAACTACGCGGCATGAATAAATTCCCCCTTCGGAATTTGTAAATGTCGATGATGTATTTGCCGACGACGTACCAGTGGTGGTAGCTCTTCGATATATCTTAAAAAATTGGTTTGAATCTAGAGTCGATGAAGTATTTCCAGATGCCGTTGTAAGATTTTTAGAAGCCAATGTTCCGGCCGTGTCCAGATCCAAATTTCCAACGTACACCCATCGATATCCACACGTCGAACTAGTTCCGACCAGGCCTAATACTGTAGCCGAATTATTTGGCGGATCCGAAACGGCTTTCGACGTCGATGCATCCATTCCAGATTGCGCGCAGATATACAACCTCGCTCCAGATCCAGAATTATGGACCGTGTAGCATGGATAGGCCGTAACGATGCCCGATAGCGTATTCACCGTAGAAGGATATAGGCAGCTTGGATCTGTCGAATCATATGCTTTAATGTACGATCCAGAAATCCAATTAAAGCGAGGGAGTACGTAACCAGCATTTCCATAGATGGCATAACTGGCCGATGATCCTGTATTACGTGCGACAGATACTCTCTGAAGTGCAATCAGATTGTTTTTTACATCAACATCTGTTCGAGGAGCCGCAACAGGAGATCCAGGACTCACATCTAAGCCATCTAGCTCTCCACTATATGAATCAGATTTACCAATGCCAATGTAATATTGGGAATGGAAGTGGAGCGTCGCGCCGCCGCCGCCGGAGATGGCGGCGGGCGCGCCAGGCGAAATTGTAAATGTCGTCGGTGAAATTGACGTAACAATTGTTGTGCTAGAGTTGGTGAGAGTATTGACGGCGAAAGGCGCCGTGACTGACATTCCAACTTCAAGTTTAGAAAGAAGAGAAATGTGATTGCTGGAAGCGTTAGGAGTGATGGTAACGAAAGGTCCGCCGCCCATGTTGCTTTCGCACCCTACTAGTGTGACAGCGGGAAAACACATTTCGTTGAACACATTCTGAATATTGTTCTTTCGAAATTGATGAGTAATAATAGCTGACATATTGAATATTTATTTATATAGATCTACTATGCGTCAATCTCTATTCTATCAGTCAAAGCTGTTAAGTTAGTCGATGTGGAAGTGAGATTGATAACTCCACCGTAGAATGTTACAGATGCAGTTGAAGTGGTTGATGTTGCAGCTGCAGATAGATGAACCGTTTTCGAATTCGAATCGTAAAATTTAACATCCGATGATATCGTAGCGGTAGCAGCCGATGAAATTGCTACAATGAATTTTGAGAAAGTGACCTTCTCGTTGTAATTCGCAGGCCAGCTAAAAGACATGCCCCCCGGCGTCGACGTCTCAATTCGCATCATTACTACCCCATTTTTAATTTTGCATACTTTTGAACCCCACCAGGTGTACGGCGAACATACTGATTCTTTCGGTTGAAGCAATGTAATCTTTGTCACATAGGTTCCGACTGGAATAAAAGCATTACTGATATACAATCCTGGAATAATCTTACTATGTTCCGTAGGAAAGTATTTAAATTCGATAATTTCGGGGGTAGCGCCGACCCCGTCACCCTTCTTGCCAGACGTAGCCTGCGTCCCTACGGATCCAATGACGGATATTGAAGTCGATACGACTATTGCAGTAACTGTCGTTCCATTGGCTATACCTCCGCCAGTTACAAGCATGCCAGGCGAAATGCCAGAATGAGGCTGACGAAATGTAATAAGATTAGTAAGATCTGCATACGTGGAATTCCAGTAAGGCCTAGCCGGCCGGTCTGAATCAGTATCCGTATTCAGTGTATAATCATTTTTGATTAAGATCGCCGAAACGGTGCTAGTAGAGATTGAAGTAACGTAGGTATTCAATGGAATACCCGAAGCGCTTACGAACAATCCAGGAAAGATAGCTGGATTGTTGAATAAATCGAATTGCGTCGAGGCGTTCGATATAGTAACTGCACTTACTGAAAAATTGACGATATTCCTACTTACGATTGTTGTATAATATGGAATTGCCGAAGAAGATGTTATATTTCGTATATCGTTTCCAAAAGATATGTTGTTGAAATAGGTAGTTGTGATCGGCGTTGTTAGATAATCGTAGCCCGACAATCCAACCATATTGGACAGATTAAATCGAGTTTTAGATCCGATGTTCGACCAATCGGCATAGGTATAACCTAATATATTTCGATTGTCGACAACGTAAGGATTCGATGCATCTCCGACCTTATAGTCGACATATTCGGCCAATGTCGTTGAATCCAGACACCATAGAGCTTTTTGATAATCTTCTCGAGCATGTACCATTCGACTATCGGCTAGCTTATTCTCACCTTCTCCACCCGCCGGTTGAAAGTGATATTTAAATCCGATCGGATGAACCATGGTTTGATATGGCACGCCGAAAGTACTGGCTCCACCTATAACAGCTGTCGAAATAACATATGTGAATGGAGTCCAAGCCTCCATTGGTGTTTGTCCATAGACCAATGAACCACCACTGACTGTTGTCATGGCAATCGGCATTCCCGAAGTAGTAAGCCAGTCCTTAACGTAGTATTGAATCGTGCTCGGATAATCGTTGTTATCGATGATCGATGCCCCAGCATTGTAGAATATTCGAAAGAAAGTCTCTACGGAATTACGAGAACCTCGTGTGCTATAGAAGTATTTAATGATCTTTCGATATAGCTGAGCTCTGAGAAATGCCAATTCTTCTGTCGTATGATACTTGTATAGTGCAGGAGGATTGACCGTCACGGTCGAAGTTGTCGACATGTATGATGGCAATGGAACATATGGCGCAATTGCCGATACAATATGTGTAAGATAATCCTCATCAACCAGATCTGGATCGAGTTGAGTGAGAATTGAATGAATGACATTCGATGGGCCCGAACCCGATTTTCCACTCAACTTCGAAGAATTTGGCACTGAGGTTGCAACAGTTGCAATCTCATTCAGATTCATGAACCTGTAGTACTCTTCGAGAAGCTGGAGAAAGTTCGTAGCCGTTACACGTATTTGCTCTGGAAGCAATTCCGCCGATCTAGAAATTTCTAGATTGCGCGGTTGCTGTTCATTGATTCCGATCGTAGATATCATTTTTATTGAGGATCTCGAGAGAAGGTTGTATATGCTTTTGCACCAAGGACACCAGACTGAGCAAAAGTATCTGCAGTTGCCGTAATAACGGCACTTGAAATGGATAGAATCTGATGTCGACTCGGAGCCACATCATTTGAAGCCGGGCGCGAATAAATTTGTATATTTGAGCTAGTATTGCTAGTGTCGATGACAGAGCGAATAATAGTGTAGCGCGACGTGGCATCCAAGAGAATGGACGGGCTAGCCCAATTCAGTTGATCGGCAGAATTTGTCGTAATCACGGCCGATAGTCCAACACCACTACCTGCAACGATAGCCAGAGAACATGACGTAAATTGATTGGTTAACCAGTTTTTATCGGCCATTCCGGCCGGCGCGCCCGAGTTTGTATCAACGAGAGTATATCCAGGGATGGGTTGACTGCTAACCTGTCCGGTGATATACGTATACAATTCAACCTTTCCAGTCAGTGGATATACTGTGCCAATGTGAATATCCGATCCAGTAGAAACATATTTTGGATCCGAGGCAATTATGTTGGTCGAGTAGGTCGACATGAACAACTTTCGAGTGGTAGTCGATTCAGGATCGGGTCCATCTTTAAGATAGAAGGTGCCTCCAGGCGGAGTGATGGTTAGCGTAGAACCTCCTGCAGCGAATAAAGAGGATGTAACGGTTGATACGGTATTCAATGTCAGAATTGAATAGCTCCCCAGGTTGTTGATTGACGAAATTATAGCCGCGCGGCTTGTAGAAAATCCACCCGAATTGGTACCTGTGATCACCGCAGATCCGACAACTAAGTATGGGTTCGTAATATTATTCGGCGCCGAAGTAGATGTACCCGGGCTAGACGAAAGATAGACTGTAGTGGAATTGGTTGAAAATGTTCCAAACACTTTAATTTCAGTCTGCGGTGAGTTCAATACGGATGAAAGGGCAAATCCCGATGACGTCAGCATGGGAGTGGTTTGATTCATGGTACCATATAAGGCATTTCCAAATGTAGTCACCAATCCATTTGGAAGAGCTTGAGTGCCATATAAGCTAACATCGCCTGCCCCTGTTAGCTTATTGAGAAAATAATTTTTATAGAAAGAAACCTGCATGTCCGAATTCAAGATAGAAGGATCGGAGGTATCGATCTGACGCAGGAGATTCGAGTGACGAAATACATCTGTAAAACGTTTAACCGAATTACTCTTATATGCATCAACGATCTTTCCAATCACGATTGCCAGGTCTGTCGAACCTACTGTAGTTTGATTAGGATTAAATTTGGCATCGATCTTTAAAACGATATTGACGACGTCTGGAGCATAGTATATCGGAGTCACCGACATTACTTTAAATGGTATCAGACGTGCGATGACGTCGATCGAATTGAGAGGCTGACCTTCTTTGGTCACATATGAGATAAAAACCTTTCCGGCAAATCGCGCGGCGTTAATCGGATCATATGTGACCTCATCTTCTCCACCCCACACGCTCGAGGTAATAATTTCAGGATTTTGCTTTTGAAGGATAGCAATATAATCGAGGGCCGTGACGGCTCGATTTTGTGCAATCATAGATGGCGGAGCATTGATGCGAATCGATTCGGTTGATTCCTGATCAGATCCGCCGGTGGAATATGTCAAAGCTGCTATAGTGGTATCTGTTATTGGCTCGCCATTACTCGCTTCTAGCGTTTCATCGGCATAGGTAAACTGCGAAACGTTATTTGCCACAGGACCTAGTGTTGAAAGATATGTGAGTTGAACAACGCTAAGATTATTCAGCGGCTGACCAAGTACACCATCGCCAAAGGTAACATCATATTTGCCACTCGAATTAAGTGAAAGATAGTAGATTTGAGAAATGCCACTCACATTGGAGATATCATCCTTTCCACTATTTCCAATGTAAGTCGAAATAGGAAAATAAGGAATGGGATTTGTGGTATTTTGATTTGGAAATACGCTTACTTTCAGAGTGGATATATCTGCCGAATCATCATCAATCGTAAAACGCTGATTGGCCAAAGCATTATCGACCTGATATGTCTGAGAACGAAACACACCTTGAATCAAAGAAAGATTGGCAGCGAAGCTATTACTTCCACTTGTCACATTTACAGTTGTGCTATATGGAGTAATGAATGTAAAAGATCCGGCCGGAGATGTTCCATTGAACTTAGCACCAGCTGGAATAATCAGAGTATCAGTAGAGCCTATAGTTCCGGACGTTGTAAATGTAGCTGTAACATTTACACTTGCCGCGCCGATTGATCTTGGAACATATCCAAGCAACTTAGCCAGAGAGATTACCGAAGAGCGAAGCTGTGCCGTATCGATGAAACTCTCATTCAAGTTTAAATGGGCCAAGACAGCATTGTAATGCGTATTGTAAGCCAATACATCTAGAAGCATGTTAAGACCAGAGCCATCGTAATTCCAATCTTTAATTGGAGATTCTTGACGTAGGAAATACGCCTTTAGATTACTTTTAATCTGATCGAAATCGAGTTCTGTTGCGTTTAAAACCGGTTGTGCCATAAATTATCTAAGCCTCTCGAGGAAGAAATTGACCGACGATTCTTTATTTAGGACGATGATATTAAAATTGATTGTGACTTCATATGCATTGACGTCAGATCGATCGATCACATCTATAGATGTCACATTGACTCGAGGCTCATATTGAATGAGCACTCGTCCGATCTCCTTTTCTATCGTCAATGCAGTATATGCATTGGCATTCTCAAATAGAAAGCCGCGCACATCAGATCCGCGAAATGGATCGAATGGTGTCTCGTAGAAGTTAGTCAGAACTAAGTTCCTCACGGAATTTTTAACAGCCATCATATCTTTGACTGGCATTACGTCTCGGGAATATGGAGAGATGAATGGATCTCGAAGATCTAGATCTGAATAGGTTTCTCTAGGGCCAAAGAGCGATGGTTGAATAGTCGCGGCGCCGCGAGCCGCTTCTGCGACTGGCACAACCACGGTTTTATACAGGACCAGCGGCGTTGCTACCGGCACCGGCACCGACGCCAGTACCGGTATATTTTCTTCATCTTCAGTAGGTAGCGTCGGCGCAATAAAGAGACTTTGGCTAGCCATATAGTTGTTTTATTTATAGCTATGTTTACTAAGAGAACGAGGAATTCGCCGGCGCGAAATTAACAACTCCGACATCGTGCGGCGCTACAGCCGTGGTCATCATTAACTCAAAACTTTTAACCTCTTGACCCCCCGCCTTAATGTATACTCCCACCTTTCCCGAGATGTTGATTTTATTCCCTACGATGTTGATTGTACCTCCCGGAGCCAATTCGATAAATCCACCATCTTTATGGAGAAGAGAAATTCGCTCCTTTCCAGGACTATCATCATATTCAATGACATGTCCAGATCGAGTTTTGAATGCCTGATTCAATGGATATGTCGGAGCAATGTAATCTAGATTCACACTCGTGTTATGTGTACCCTTAGCCGTCTTAGTTCCAATGGCCGCTTCGGTCGGAATATCTTGCCCCGTTTTCGACGGATTGGCGCCCGAAGGATCGGAGAATCCCTTGGTTTTATCTGGCTTCGCATATGTTTTCGAAGCAATCGATCCCATAATGATTGGATCCTGACCCGATAAACCATCTCGAAAAAATCCGATTACCCAAGAACCGGCTTGCAAACCAGTTGCAGACTGTCCAACTCCAGCCATAGATGCCGACGTATTTGGAAGGAGGCACAGCGCCCAGGGCAGTCCAGACGTCGGGAGCAAGCCACGATCGTCCGTATGATATCCAATGCAACGAACTCTGACCCTTCCTAATTTCAAGGGATCCATGACGTCTTCAATCACTCCATGAAACCAGTGAAAGCCACCGCCGTTTAATGCAAAGTCGTCTCTGTGATGTGTAGTAATCATGTCAACTCTTATTTACATCATAGGTCAATGAGTCACGTTTTAGACGCAAGCGACAATGATATTCCGTATCAAACATGTGAATGACCGACGTAACCAGATACTTGCCCGAGACCGTACGATCGAAGTAATTATCAAATAGGCCTTTCATAGCCTTATAGTTAAAGGCTTTAAGATCGATCGCCTTTGGAATCTCCAGTGAGACTTTACGACCGGGCCTCATATTAAAGTCTCCAGCCGTCGTAATCTCGTGGGTAATAGTATCAAACGTTTCAACTATAGAATTATACGTGCCCAGGCGTTTGACCATCAAATCATGATAGCTCTTTGTAGATCCATCGGAAGAATAGGCCAATGAATTGATTGGTAGATATTGCGTATATGCATCATATATCTGATCGATCTTTCGAACCTGCGCAGGCAATTCATAGGGTACACCAAATGTGTTTGACAGTACCTTATGTTTATTCAGAGTCGACTTGGCATCGATCGAGGCATAAGTAAATCGCTCGGTGTTAATCGTCTTGGTCGATAGATCTAACAATATATTATTCGAAGCATATGCTCCCTTACTAATCGTTGGAAGAACCTTTGACATCTTGAAGTCCGATGCTATCTCTAGAATGCGCTCGATGCTTTCCTTAAAGTATTCAGGCGATCCAGGAGTTGAAAAAAATAACCTAGCATCTCGATAAGTTCGATATTCAGGATTCTTTTTATCATCAATCAAATTGGTTAAAGACTCCAGACGAACGCCGCCAATCATCGATTCATATAAAAAGAATGGCCTCGAGTTCTGATCGTAGGCTCGTCGAAGAAGCCAATACGCCGCATCTAGAGGATTCATCAGAGGTATGACCCCTCGAATTCGTCCTACAGTAGGTTCAACGTAATTCACATTTTTAATCAGCAGATCAGTCGAGAGAATTTTTTCTATCTCCTTTGAGATCAGATCGTCGACGGCTCGTGAAAGACGTTTGAACTGAGCGACGTAGGCCGGTTTTGTCACACCTACAATTGAGTATGCCTGCGTATTCTGTTGATCGCCCCGAACGAATAGAGGATACTCCGTAACGTAAAAGATCAGATCTACGGATGTCCAATTCAAAGCCGTATAATCATGTCGACCCATTTTAATTCGAATAGTCTCCTGACCAACGAGTTGATACTCTTCGATGAAGTTGGCCGAATCTTTGATATTGAGCTTTACAATCATCGCAGCCGTATAGAGACTCTCGGTAATTGAGAAATCCATTACGATGTTCTGAATATCAGCCTCCTGTCCTTTATGATTAGTCAGAGTGATAGTGTCGATCGTATACGCATATGGCGTAAGCGCCTTATCCGTATTCGGCTTTATGTTGCCACGTTGATTAGGCATTTAGCAAGTCTCGATATTGTTTGGTAAATGCACGAATCTGAGTCGAATTCACTACTCGAATATTTGACTTTCGTTCATTCTGAGAATATTCCCATTCCGCATGTGTGACAGGAATTATTCGATTTGTCGGAGAAATTTTAAAATTTGAGTCGGTGCTATTAAGGACTGGATTATAGATCAATACCTTGTGCACATCCTGTACAGTCAGAGTGAATCCATCGTCTTTGAAATAATGATATTGAAAGTTGCCGTTGTCAATCTGAAGCTTGATACTGCCATATGAATCTGAAGTAGGTTGGAGAATTTCGATAGCTGTACCTTTAATTCCTTGGAAATTTCCGTCATTGTCGCGATATCCTAGCTCTATATAATCGCCCTCAGCAGGAACAAAAGCATAGTGATGAATAGCATTTCGGCCGGCCGAAATATATGGTAATACTCCAGGCGAACCAATACTATTACCCTGTTCGCTTCTAACGGGGTAGAATTTATCATATAAGTTTCCATCACTAGATACTGTTGCAATTGTAAATGGATAGGATGATTGTGTTGAAAATCTGAATGAGCCAGATTGTTTAAGAGTGTCGATAAAGGTATCCGAAGAACCTGAATTGTACAACCATATTTGCTGCATCGTCGGATCGTACTTCATCACTTTGCGCGAAGCTCCAGATTCTAGATCTACAACGTACTGTAAATTTGTAGAGAAATCTAAATCTTTTCCACTATCCGTAGCCACAGTTGTCGAAAACTTCACACCGTCTAGCTCATAGACGTGCTCATCATTATCACACATCTGAATAACGGAATATGCATCATATTCCCTAGAGAGGAATGATTCCAGCTCCGTATCTGTCATTGGCCATCCAGCATGCCCGATTTTAAGATCATCATTGATCATAAAAAAAGTCCAATAGTAATCCGGATCTCCATAGATGATTTGAGACACGACGTCTGGCCGCGCTCCATTTACAATGCGGTAAGTTGCAAATGCGCTTGACGGAATGTTGAGCTGACGAGACGTCACGTTGCGAAATATATTCGTGATACGCGTTAGCGCACCATTATTCAAAATATCATACGTCGCCTCGGGAAATTGTCTAAAGAATGCCATGATATCGTATTTAGGATTGAATCATCAAGGTAAAGCAAACCGTCCACCGCCGCGGATGTTTGCAGGTCTATTCTTATCATTCGCCGGCGGCGGAGTGGGCAAATTCTCGTTATATGGGTTTATCGGCAACTTAATACCAGACGGTGCGGTCGACGTAGCCAATCCAGTCTTCAGACTAATGCCGCGATCTGATTTGTTCATCTCGAGAAGATCAATATCATTCCTAGTAAGAGTGCGAGTTTCTTTAAATGACAGTGTACAATCAACAGAAAAGGGTGAGCCATCCCGTCTAAACATATTTGCCTCTCCATTAAATATACATTGGGAGCTTTCAAGGTAGCATGCAAAGATCTTAGGTAGGTATTCATTCTCGCGCCCTCCCTCGAGGAATTGAATCTTCCAGAGAGGAGGATAGTCGAGCACGATGTTAGGAGCATCATCGGAAGATCCCGCATATGTGTAACGACGAAATGTACGTTGAATGCGCGCAATCGCAGCCGTATCTCGTTCAGAGCTAGCTATCAACTTGAACGCAAAGGTAAAGGCACGCATGCTGTTACCCGTAAAGGTGGTATTCTGATTCGGCGCTTTAATCTTCTTCTGTGCAAACATCGCCGTTTCTTTATCGATACCGGCCACCTTGGTCGCCAGGATTTGTTTGCCTTTACCGCCAACTATCGACTTACCTATCTGCTTTACAGATCCTGCGGCCGAATCAAGTGCCCCACCTTCTCCAGCCATGACGGCGGCCAATGCATCGACTCCTCCACTTGCGGCGATATCTCCTAGATCCATCGTACCATAAGTTCCGGCATCGGTAAAGCTCACGCCAGCGGGCATAGGCAGATAGATTGTCGTAAATCTATTGCCTCCAGCCTTGTCTTCCTGAACTGTAAACGATATCTGAGGATATGCTATAGGACCTTCCAGATCTAGAAGATCTGATGGAAAAACGACGTAAGGATTACCTAGTGCTAATTGTGACATAAATATGTTCATAACTATTTATATGGCCTATCCTGTCGTGCAAGAAGAGAAGCGCCGGAGCTAAATGAGCAATCACTTCTACAGTGGAAAATATATTCCGCGGAATCCTTCAAAATATGAAGGAGATCCGACTAATATAATACATCGAAGCTTATGGGAGAGAGTTACGTTTAAATGGTGTGATACAAATACTGAAGTCGTTAAGTGGTGTTCCGAGGAGACAGTCATTCCCTACATGTGCAAGACCGATGGAAAGATGCATCGATATTTCATCGATCTGAAGCTTCAGATGGCCAATGGGAATACCTACCTGATCGAGATCAAGCCCAAGTCTCAAACTATACCGCCGATTCAACCCAAGCGTAAGACTCGTAAATACATAATCGAGGTAATGAACTATGCTAAGAATATATCTAAGTGGGAAGCCGCCGATGAGTATGCCAAGAGTCAAGGATGGATCTTTCAAGTCTGGACAGAAATTTCATTGAAAAATTTAGGCATTCGAATACTGACAGCATAAATAAGAATTATGCCAGATAATGACACTAGTGGATTGATTGATACGCTTAAAGCGACAATCATCAAGAGAAAAGGCTTAGCTAAGCCTACGCAGTTTCTAGTTGAATTCTCTTTGCCTGCAGGTGTGGCTGATCCTAGGGATATGCAAGATCTGTCTATCATGTGCCAGAGCGCATCGCTACCCACGCGTGCGATCGACGTGACCGATTACGATGGTGCTCAGCGTCACTCTTTTGCAATCCCAAGTGGATACTCATATGATAAAGTTGAGTGCAAGTTCCTGCTTGGCAATGACTTTTTTCCCAAAAATCTATTCGATAAATGGATCGATAAGTCAATAGATAGTAAATCATATCGTTTGCTATATCGCAATGAGTATTCTTCAACGATAACGATCTATCAACTCAATGAGTCTGGAGATATAATCTATGGAGTCAAGCTCAATCATGCCTTTCCTACAGGTATAAGTGATCTGGAATTGGATGGCGGTTCAACCGATGCGGTTCATAGCCTCAGTGTTACATTTTCATATTACGATTATAGCATCCTGGACTTGGCAAAGCAAGGACTATAAGTAAAGACTGCTTAGCTAACTACTATTCAATAATAACTTTCGGAACAAACAACTAAAACAACTGAAATTCACTATGTTACTACCCACGCTTGAAACGCCTAAATATACGATTACAATTCCGTCGAGCAGGAAATCGATTGAAATTCGTCCCTACCTAGTCAAAGAGGAAAAGATCCTCATGATTGCAATTGAATCGCATGACGAGAAGCAAATGATCGTGGCCATCAAGGATATCATTCGCGCTTGCACATTCGATAAAGTCAATCCAGATGATCTCACAACCGTTGATCTTGAATATATCTTTCTCAAACTCCGTTGTAAGTCCGTCGGTGAGATCTCGTCGGTTACGTTGAAGTGCCTGGATACAGAATGTACCGGATCGATAAATGCCTCGATCGATCTCGATTCGATCGAACCTACGTCTTCTGGAGCACACGTCAGTAATAATGTTCAGCTAACCGATAAAGTTGGCATGACTTTGCGTCCTATGTCTGTGCGAACTCTAGGCCGCTTGAATGTTGAAAGTAAAACGAAAGGTGATCAAATTACAGCAATGATCATAGCGTCGATGGAATCGATCTTCGATCAGAATGGCGTATATCGCGTGGAAGATCATACGGTCGAGGAACTCTCTACATTTATCGATTCGCTCTCGACTCCACACCTTCAGAAGATTCAGGCTTACATCGAATCTCTTCCGCGCTTAACTAAAGATTTGGAATATACATGTCCTAAGTGCAAGGTTAAGCATAAGATCACTCTATCTGGATTGCAAAGTTTTTTCGTATAGGCCTCTCCCATGATACGCTCGTCAATCACTACACGGTAAATTTTGAGATGGCGCAGCGGCATGGATACAGCCTCACGGAACTCAATGAGATGCTGCCATGGGAGAGGGAAATATATGTCGCTCTCTTGATGGATTACGTCAAAAAAGAAAATTCAAGGCAGAAGAAAGAAGCAGACGCCATAAATAGTAAGTACAAATAAACTAAAATGGCTGCCGAACTAGATAATATTGTAAGTGCGCTAGTAGAAGCTGCGAAGAAGCTCGATGGCGTGAAAGGCGTTGAAGAGCTGCGAGGGCTAACGCGAGCTCTAAGTGATTATGCTGCAATCAATTGGTCCAAATTTGGAAGGGGTGCGGCAGAAGGTTTAGCTACCTTTACCGGATTGGAAAATTCGTTTAAGGAGGTTGCAAGATCTCTAAACGCATTTGAATTGGTTAGTCAAAACTCTACGGAAGTCTTTAAAGATCTATCTAGAGGACTTTCCCTTTTCTCTGATATTGATTGGGATGGTGTCAAAGTTGGATTGAAATCGATTGAACAGCTTGAAGCTACATTTACCAAGGCTGAAGATGGCTTCATAGCCTTTGCCGATTCAGTGGCATTGCTATCCACTTCAAGTGACAGCTTCGAAGCATTTACTCTATTATCTGAAGCGCTTAAAACTTTCTCTGATATTGATTGGGATGGTGTCAAAGTTGGATTGAAATCGATTAGCTTACTTGAAGATACATTTACCAGGTCTCAGGCTGGCTTCGAAGCCTTTGCTATCGCGGTCAAGGTTCTATACAATTCAAGTGACAGCTTCGAAGCATTTACTCTATTATCTGAAGCGCTTAAAACTTTTTCCGACATTGATTGGGATGGTGTTAATGTAGGATTGAAATCAATTAGCTTACTTGAAGATACATTTACCAGGTCTCAGGCTGGCTTCGAAGCCTTTGCTATCGCGGTCAAAGGATTGAAGAATTCAAGTAAAGACTTCGAAGCATTTACACTATTATCTGAAGCACTTAAAACTTTTTCCGACATTGATTGGGATGGTGTCAAAGTTGGATTGAAATCGATTAAACAGCTTAAAGATACATTTACCGAAGCTCAGGCTGGCTTCAAAGCCTTTGCCAAAGCGATCAAGGTTCTATCCGATTCAAGTAAAGACTTAGAAGCATTTACTCTATTATCCAATTCCCTTAAAACTTTCTCCGACATTGATTGGGGTAAAGTAATATGGGGATTCACGATGATGGCAACGTTGCCTAAGCTCATCAAGGTTGCGGCAAATGGCTTCAAAGAATTTGCGATCGCGGTCAGAGGATTGAAGAATTCAAGTAGAGACTTTGAAGCATTTACTCTATTATCCAATTCCCTTAAAACTTTCTCTGAAATAGCCTGGGGTAAAGTAATATTGGGATTCACGATGATGGCAATATTACCTAAGCTCATCAAGGTTGCAGCAAATGGCTTCAAAGAATTTGCGATCGCGGTCAGAGGATTGAAGAATTCAAGTAAAGACTTTGAAGGCTTTAAAGCTCTAAGCGAATCGCTAAAAGCCTTTGGTGATATAAAGTGGGGAAAAGTGTTATTCGGTCTGATCGCTTTGAAGATGATATCCCCTCTCTTTAAAGTATTCGGCAAAGCTGTTAATGAACTAGGAAGGAGTATCGGCTCTAAGGAAGCTAAACAAACGATCCAATCATTTGTACAATTTACCAACGCACTTAAGACGTTTGGTGAGATCCGTTGGGGCATGGTATTCATTGGCACAGTTATCCTCAGGCTTTTTGCCGGTGCATTGAAAGTATTTGCCTCTGCGCAGGGAGCGATGAACATAAGCATGACAATGCTCAAAGTATTTGTTAGAGGCCTCAGTTTAGCTCTTACTCAACTCGGCGTTGCAGCGACGAATCCTCTCTTTTGGATCGGCATGGCCGCGCTGGCCGCATTCGCTTTGATTCTAATTGGATTCGGCGTTGCATGCGTCTTAGCTGGCGTAGGCGTATTGTTGATCGCTATAGCATTCGAGCGCTTCGTAAAAGCGGCCTTTGATGGCATCGATAAGATGATAGAACTAGGCAAATCGGCGCCAGATCTTCTTAAAACCGCACTTGCGATCGCACTAGTATCTGCAGCCATGATTGCTTTTGCTGCAGCTGGAGTGGTATCTTCAGGTGGTGGCTTGATTTCTGGATTTTTTGACAAGATTACTCCTGGCATGGGACCCATGGAAAAAATCATGGCTCTCGCTCAGGCGGCTGACGGACTCGATAAAACAGCAACGGCTCTTGAACGTATCAATGCCGCATTAAATGCAATGCCTTCAAAAGACGGTATCGATCTGAGTGTCGCAGGATCCGAAGGTGCTCAGAACGCTTCAAATGCAAGAACGGCTGCCCATACTGCCGGTCAGAACTCCGCCGGCGGAGGCAAAAAGACTATCAACAATAAAGTTTCTACCGTTGTCTTCAATAATAGCTGGATGCCAGATCGATCTTCGGCTTTAATCTTAGCCCACGCTTTTTAAGAAGAGGACAAAAAAATCCCCTCGGGTACAATGTACCTAAGGGGATTGTGTGCCGCGACTAAGTCAATTAGGAATTGGCGAGTTTGGCGAAGTAGCTCAGATCCTTTCCACCCGCATCTTCATCGATCGGCGTTTTCTCTGCAGCTTCTGCTCGAGATGGAGAAGAATGAACCGATTCGGCACTATTTTTCTCGGCTTCAGTAGATTCATTTTCGATCCTTTCAAAGTCGATAACTTCGCCCAGGACATCTCCGAGCTTTTTCGAAAGCTCGTTATATGTCTTATAGTTCGCCGAATCCAAGAGGCTCTTAAGAGGATAGAGCTGTTTGTAGATGGCTTCCAGAACTTTATCGTCGCCCTTTCTATGAGGACTTGGTACTTCGAATTCAGATTTATCGTAATTACGATATCCTTCAACCTGCCGAATTTTCAATTTGAAGTTCGCACCACCCCAGAAATCGAAGGGATTGATGGGACTTTCACCGGGAAATTGAGGATGCATCAGATCATCGATTTTATCCCAGATCTTCTTTCCAAATTTAAACTTGAACACCTTGCCTTCATTGGCCGGATTGCTCGAATCGGAAATGACTTCAATGTTTGAAACATAATGAAGCCGGCGTTTTTGATTTCGTGCCTGTTTCCGCTGAGGCGAATTATCATCGGCCGAAGCATTCCACAGATTCGAATTGTATTCGGAAACAGGATCGGTCAGACCGATCGAAGTCAGAGAATTCTCGATGTACCAACGGCCACTCGGTCCCTTGAAACCATGATCCCAGAAACGAATCCACGGAACATCTTCTCCTTCACAGGCCGGAAGGAATCGAATGACGGCATATCCATTACCGGCTTTGTCGACTGTCGGAGTCCAATACGTTTCGTCTGTTTCGTATTTGACCGAAAGTTTATCGGCTGCCGAGATGAGTTTATGCATTGCCTCCGTGCGGTTTGTTTTTAATGTATTAAATGACATATGTCAATGTATTTTTATGTATGTTATGTTTGTGTTTTTATTTTTGCCGAACATCTATTCGGCGCCAACATTATCTATCTTACTCAGTTTTATTCCGAAGTAAACACTTTTATTACAATGGCTTTCATTGCAACTTTATCAATTTTAGTTTCCAAAATCCTTGCATAGGCTCGAACACATGTTGAATGTTCCTCCCACATTAAAAGTGGATCTATAACTTTATTCATTTCCCTTGAAAGAAATCCAGTCAGACATTCAACAATTCCAATTGCATGTATGCTAGTTTTTCCAGATGCATATGATTGAAGAAGTCTGGGAGGTTTACCGTCTAACTTTAGATTTAAGAGAAGCCCATCGAAAGTTTCTCCATCCTCGACCAGTTTTTTTAGCTCTTGCTCGAAACGATAGTCCATGGATTCATGCCAAGCTTTAAGATCCGTGAACGGTTCTTCATTCATTGAACCAATCCACTTATTGCCATGAATCAGATTGGAAGTGCAATACCACACGCATTCCTGAAAATCAGAATGCTTGCGCGCTAACTTTTCGAAGAAGTATCGATCTTTTCGAGCTTCGAATGCCTGAGGCGTAAGACTCCTCATCGAGAATCGATATTTCAGTGCATCAAGACGGCCTTCGAAGTGAAGCTTAATCGACGTGGCGATATTCCATGCCACGTGGGGAGTGACCTTTTCAGGAATGGGCGGCACGGTTCAGAGCCTTTCGATCCCGCGCGCGCTGCTTCTTTAGTGCCGTTCTCGAGACGCCTCGATTTTCCGGAGCTTCATGGGGAATGGAATTCCTGTTCGAGTCAGTTATGTTTTCACGCACCTTTGCGAAACGCGAAATGATGGGACGTGGATTGTTATTGATCTTGATGTTATATTTTTCCGTCAATTCAAGCATCTTAATCTTATCCTTCCCGGAAGGCTTCACTCCAGTATTGATATATTTTTCAATGTAAGATTGAATCAAAGCGCGATCGGCAGGATCGACATCCGATTGTGCTGCAACTTCTGCTGCCGTATTTTTATGTGTTTTCATGTTATGTTATGCTAGACGAGAATTCCCCGAGTTGATTGTTTTTTGCCACGAACGGAGTTGAGTTTAATCGATTCTCTTTCGATCTTATCCTTAAGTGGAGAACCGATAATTATTTTTGCCATGTCGGCAGGATCGATGCCATATTCTTCACATATGTATACGACAGCTTCAGCATATCGTATATTCTCCCTTCGCACAAGAATCTCAGTTTTTTCAGCAAGGGTTTGTTTGTTTAAAAATGTACGCAATATCATAATTCTATAGCTTCGTCATTAGTTCATACTATCCGTTTTCAATGCATCAATCATACCATGAAAATGTTGAATGTACATAAAATAGATTTGAAGTTTTACGATAACATCTCTCAATCCTTCCCTTGTGAACAGATCTCTCTTTAATCAATGATCTATGATACCCCTTCATATCGATTCATATTTTTTCATTTTCCTAGAGATCAATCTAATTTCAATGTGATGGAATGGGAAGACTTCAGAATTATCTATACAAAAATAGAGCTCAAAGTGACGTGCATCGTAAAATAGTCGAGGCAATAATTACAATACTGTAAAGCCCCAATCGACGAAGAGGTGCGAGGAATTGGCAAGCTGGATGATTATTTCAGCCTTATTTATTAAATTAAAATGAGTATCCAAGGTCTGAGTCGTCTACGAAGTGCAGCCCATGGGAAACCGTGCAGTATTCGCCAGACTCATTGCGCGGCCATTCGTCAGCCTTTTTGAATGCGGCAATCTGGTGAGGGGTGACGTCGATGGACGCCCCGTTTGGGGCTTGGTATGTAATTACGTTCATATAGTAAAGTATAGGTTAAATTTTAATGGAAGTCAATTATTTTATGTTTGATGGGCCTTTGCAAAAGCCGGGCCTTTGGATCCGCTGCTTCGGGATGTTTCTTCAAATAATCTTTGAGCGCGGCCTTTAGAGCTTCCTCGGCGAGGACGGAGCAATGTATTTTCACGGGCGGCAGACCGCCGAGCGCATCCACAACTTCCTGGTTCGAGAAGTTCATTGCCTCGTCAATGCTACGGCCCTTGATGAGTTCGGTCGCCATGCTGGAACTGGCGATGGCCGAGCCGCAACCAAAGGTCTTGAAGCGCGCATCGACGATGATGCTATCCTTGATCTTCAGACTCATCTTCATGATGTCTCCACAGACTGCCGCGCCTACTTCGCCAATGGCATTGGCGTCCTTCAGATCGCCCATGTTGCGTGGGTTCAAGAAGTGTTCCATCACGGTTTGATTATAGAGTGTGTAGGTATCGCTCATGACTTTGATTTTAATTTCGAAGCGGCTAGAATATCCTTGATAGCTTCTTCAATGCAATCAGCTTCCTTGGTAATCTCCGGAGTGCTTGGATACTTCTCTTTGCGTATGATATCGAAATATCGGTTCTTTAACGATTGGACAACAGGATTTGAAATTTTCGGAGCATCGATCGAAGAAGTGGTGGTATTTTGATTAGATGCCTTTGGAATGGATTTTGGATTCATAATATCGTCAGTCATAAGTTTTGTTCTGCATGGAAGCCGCCGGCGGCGCCGGTACGGCTTCGGTCAGCACGGAGATCAGCCTCCAGCAGCGCGGAAGACCTAGAGCGGACTAGTCTGCTCGATCATCACCCCGGCACCCCGGGGCCCTCGAGGCCCTCTGCCAGGAAGATTTTTTGAGTTGGACCTGCATAGCATGGCAATTTAGTCGGATCGAAAAAGCGAGAAATTGGTGCATTTCGATCTCCCCACCATCGAGTCGCTTCCTCTAAGATTTTTTCTGTCAGAGCAAGTGGGCATGTGCTGAATTTGAAACACCCCGCTCCGGAGCAAAATGTTTTATCTTTAAAATATGTCATAAATTTAATATCATAGACCTATCGGATTTTCACGAAGAAATTCTCAATTGACGAAAAAGCTACTACACCTTCTTCGCTCTTGTTAATTTCTATCGGTTCAAGGGAAAGTGGTTTTTCGAGAGCCGCGCGTTTCTTTTTCAAATCCGGTTCAATTGTTGAATGGATATATTCTCGCCGATCTGCGCAATACCACGTTTTAGTTGAAATTGAAAATCGATGCATTCGAGCTTGATTGACAATCAGATCATAGTAATCGTCAACATCTCTCTTTGCCTTTTCCGTACGTGTCCAGTATTCAGGATTTGGCATTCGAAGTTCGTTAAGCGGAATTACAAAATTACCAGAAGAAATTGCGACCGAGAGAACAAAATCCTGTTTCCATTCATCGAATAGCGTAGAAATGATTTCCATAGAAAATTAAGATTCGTGATATCCAGTTGCAGAAAATGCGCAGCCTTTTCCTTTCGTACGAGCTCCACACCAAATGCATCCCTTTCCATGGCCATGTTGGTGAGTATTCACCGTGGGTGAAAATGGGCAATTGCGTCCATACGTACGCACTCCACACCATATGCATGCATTGGCATCTGCCGCATGTCGATGTTTTTTACTTGGAGAGAATGGACAGGCATATCCATATAAAGGTTGATTGCAATATGTGCAATATGATTTCATGAATATATTTATTGTCAGTTGTAAATCGCCCTCCGCGCGCGGAGGGGGGGCTGAGAATATTCGAAGTTGATTGCAATTTTCATGATTCAATACCCTATTCCAGAGCCATCGCCAGAGCCAGAGCCATCGCCATTGCCATCGCTATGCGAGTTCTGAGAATCTTCAAAGTTGATTGCGATTTTCATGATTCAATAACCTATTCCAAAGCCATCGCCGGAGCCATCGCCAGAGCAAAAGCCATCGCCATAGCCATC